CGAGAGCATCGGCCGGGCCTTCGTCCAATATACCTTGAATCCTTGGTTGCGCAAGATCGAGCAGGAATTGAACCGCAAGCTGTTCCCGCGCGACACGGGCAAGTTTGTCGAGTTTTACCGTGATGCCCTGACGGAAGGTGACAGCGCTGCCCAAGGCAGCTACTTTCGCCTCGCATTGGGTGGTCCAGGTGCTGGCGACGGCTTCATGTCGAAGAACGAGGTGCGCAGAATCAAACGCCTGCCGCCGGTCGCTGGCGGCGATGAGGTATACAGCGCGCCGCGTATTGTCGTCGCGCCGGCCGAACCATCCACAAAAAAGGAAAATGCAGCGCCATGAACAAAATTCTCCAACTGTGCCTGGACAACGCCAAGCGCGAGCGTCAGATCATCAACATGGTGCGCAACGAGGCCGAGGCCACGATGTACATCTACGATGTGATCGACCCGTACTGGGGTGTCAGCGCAAACACCGTCATCGCCGACATTGCGGCGGCCGGCGACGCCGCTACTCTGCATATCCGCATTAATTCACCTGGTGGCAGTGTGTTTGAATCGCGCGCCATCATCGAGGCCATCAAGCGCTTCGCTGGAAAAACCATCGCCCATATCGATAGCCTGGCCGCAAGCGCCGCGACCAGCATCGCGCTGGCGTGCGACGAGGTCGAGATTTCGGACGGTGGTTTTTTCATGATCCACCCAGCCAGCGGCGGTGCTTACGGCGACAAAAATGACCTGCGCAAGCGCGCCGATCTGCTGGAGAAATTGGAAGCGACCATCGCTGCCGAATATGCGGCTGAGTCAGGGCAGGAACTTGACCAGATCGTCGCCTGGATGGATGCTGAAACGTGGTTCACCGCTGCCGAATCCATCGCCGCCGGGTTTGTCGATCGCCTGCAGTCGACCGCAAAGGTCATTAATACCTACAACCTAGCCGCCTTCGCCAAGGCGCCTGCGGCCATCAGCGCGCCGCCAGCAGCGCCCGCCGTTACTGCGCCTGCGCCGAACCCGGCCCCGGCCGTCACGGCCTCCTGTATGAAACAGGCCAATGCTAACCGCCTGGCACTGCTGCAAGCTTTGTAACGCTTCTCGCGCTACGCCCGCCGAGGTCGGACACCTCAACCCATAGGAGCCTCTGGCTCCTTTTTTTATGCTGAAAGAGACCATGAAAACTATCCAAGCCCTGCGCGAGAAGATTGCTAACCTCGCCACGCAATCGAACAATCTGCTCGCCAATAAAGGCGATCAAACCTGGACCAAGGAAGAGCAGGCGCAGTTCGACGGCTTCGTCAACGAAATTGAGTTGGTGAAAGGCCAGATCCGCGCGCTGGAAAAAATGCGCGAAATGGAAGCGGATAACTTCTTCGCCGCGGCCCCGGCGGACAACGCCAATGACACCGAGATCACCTCGTTAGTGGCAGTGGCCCTGTACATGCGCCAAGGTTCGAACGTGACTGTCGAGCAGGCCGTGGCCATCCGCAATGCCATGTCCACCACGGTGGCCACAGAAGGCGGCTACACCGTGCCGACTGAAATCGCCAAAATGGTGATCGAACGCCTGAAGGCATTCGGCGGCATGCGTGAAGTGGCCGAGGTGATCACCACCGAAACCGGCACCGGCCTGAATTTCCCGACGAGTGATGGCACTGGCGAGGAGGGTGAGATTGTTGGCGAAAACCAGCCTGTCACCGGACAAGACATTGCCTTCGGCACCGTGCCTCTGAATACCTTCATGTACTCGTCGAAGAAAATCGCCTTGCCGCTGCAGCTGATCCAGGACAGCGCCATCGATGTGATCGCCCTGGTAATCAACCGCCTGGCCACGCGCATTGCTCGCATCCAGAATCGCTACTACACGGTCGGCACCGGCACCACGCAACCAGACGGCATGATCCCGAAAGCAGGCATCGGCAAAATTGGCGCTTCTGGTCAGACCGTCACCATTACCTATGACGACTTGGTCGACCTGAAGCACTCGATCAATCGTGCCTACCGTTCGGCTGCGAAGTTCATGATGAACGACCTGTCGGTGTCCATGGTATCGAAACTGAAAGATACCAGCGGCCGCCCCATCTGGGTACCGAGCGTGGACGTGGGCGCGCCAGACTCGCTGCTGGGTTTTGCTGTTGCCATCAACGACGACATGGCTGTGATGGCCGCGAATGCAAAATCGATCGCGTTCGGCGATTTCAGCAAGTACATGATCCGCGATGTAGCCAACACCACCACCATGCGCCGCTTCGATGATTCGGCTTTTGCGCTGCAGGGCCAAGTCGGTTTCTGCGGCTGGACCCGTTCGGGCGGCAATTTGGTCGAGCCGGCCGCAGTGAAGGTCTACACCAACAGCGCGACCTAATCGTACCGGCATGGGCGGGCTTCGGCCCGCCTCTTTTGCATCGAAAACAGGAAAATATCATGGCAAAGACAAATACTTCCACCAATACACCTGAGCAGTCGGCGGGATCGATCGTCAAGGCGCGCATCTTGATTTCCTGCTCTTACGGCGAGCCGAACGATGTCATCGAGCTGGAGGAGCATCTGGCGGCGACGCTTGGCAACGTGCTGGACACGAATCCTGCAGCTGTGGCATACGCTGAAGTTATTCAAAAGGCATAAATATGACTATCCGCTTGCTGTGCGCTTATGGGAAACACCCTGTCAATGCCATAGTTACACTTGACTCGCCGACTGAAGCCGGTTTGGTTGCTCAGCGACAAGCGTCGTTCAGTACAGCAGGTGGCGAAGTAGTGCCTGTCGAATTAGTATTAGCGCCTAGAGTGGCCGTTGCCGGCGATTCGACCACAGACATATTGAATGCATCCACGGGGAACGGCGCAACGATGATCGCGCCTGGTATCGCCCGCATTACTTTTGATGCGGCGCTTCCTAGTGGTTCGTACTGGCCAGGCGATGAAGTTCGGGCCAGCGCAGCGCCTATCCGTGAATGCAACACCATGGCCGGCGTTGTCACCTCCGTTGACCCAGCTCGCATGTGGGTGGAGTACACCTGCCCAGCTGGGCGGGGAAACGGGGTGATCGGCGATAAACCAAGCTTGTACCGTCGCTACTCTACGTCTTCCACCAGCCATATCAGCCAGGCATTCGCCCAACAGGGTATGCGTTTTGTCTTGTCAGTGGATGCGGCGATTGGTGGCGGCGATTCGGAGCAAATCGGGGAGGTGCTGGCCCGCGACTGGGTAGATTCGGATATAGCGATTTACGGCCCGGGCATGAATGACATCTACTCGCGAGGCTGGGGATTTGAGCGCATTAAGGCATCCGATATCTTCAACCTGAAGATAATGCGTCGTGCCGCGCGTTTGGTACTGCTCGGCGTGCCGCCGCGCCGCAGCACCGCAACGGGTTGGTCTGCTGGTGCCTTTGCAGTCTGGCGACAGGTCAACGAATGGCGCCGCGCGTACGCCTCCACAATTGGAGCTGATTTCGTGGATATGACCGCAGCCGACCTGGGTGGCATGACGTATGCCGACCCAGCCTCAGCGACTGCCGACGCGTACATTGCCACTGCTACGCAAACCATCAGCGCTGATGGCGTTCACCCGGTCGCTTTAGGTGCTGCAGTACTGGGTGGCGGAATCGCACGTTCGTTGAGAAGTATTCCTGCTGCTGATTTCCTGCCCGCATCCGCCTCTCTCAACGTGGCGCAGGGCTATTTGCCCGTGAACCCCCTGATGAAGCGGGATGTGGGCGGTACTGCGGTAGGCGCCGCTACCTTCCAGAACTTGGTGGGCGCTGCCGGCGCCGAGGTGGCCGATACCTATGAGCTGAAAACCACAGGCGGAAGCGCCGCAACTGTCGTGAAGGCTGGCATCGTTCAGCGCTCGAAGGCAGTCCATGGCGACGCGCTTGGCAATGCCCAGCGCGTCATTGTCGACAATTCGGCGCCAGGTGCTGTTGCTGTCGTTGTGACGCTTTCCACTGCCTCGTTTCACGCATCCATGTTCGACGGCGACTTACTTGAGTATGGGATGGCCCTGCTGTTATCAGCAGCGGCTACTCCAGGTTCAGGGAATCCTGATGGGCTCATCAGGCTGGCAGTCGGATTCAATGATCAGCACCTAACAGCAGGGAACAAATTCGGTGCGGCAATTGCGGGCGACACCAGTACTGGCCGCCTCCCAGGGCATGCCCTTACGCCATGGAAGATTGACCGCACGCGTCGTGTTGCTGTGGCAGGTGCATTCTCCAGCAGCATCGTCAGCGTTAGCTGGACGGTGCCGGCCGGGGCGACAGCATGCATGGATGTCGGGCGTGTGCTGGCACGTCGACTTATCTAATGGTGCAAAAATAATAATGATCAACACGATAGAACTACAGGCCTACTGGCATTCGTTGGGTTCAGTGTTGGCACTCTGGAGTTGAGATGACCGAAATTTGTACTATCCCACCGACCATGCTGCCCGTTTCCATCGAGCAGGTGCGCGCCAACATGCGCATCGATGGCGATTACATGGATCAGTTCCTGGAACTGTGGCTGAAAGGGATCACGGCCACTGCAGAGCATGAAATCGGCCAGTGCCTGATGCGTCAGACATGGGAGGTACGCCTGGACGCATTCCCTGCGTCCATCGATCTGCCCCATCCCGTGCTGAGTGTCACGTCCGTGGCTTACCTGGACGTCGATGGCGCCAAGCAGGCGCTGGTACCGGAGGCGTACAAGTTGGTGCCAGAGCGCTACAAGACCTCACTGGTGCCGGCGCGCGGTGCGGCCTGGCCGGCGACATCGCCAGAGCCGCATGCCGTTATCGTGACGGTGGATTGTGGCTACGGAGATACTCCGGACAATGTTCCCGCCAATGTTCGGCTGTACTTGCTGGCCAAACTGGTCGACCAATTCGACCCGAACACACGCGCCGAGAAGGAGACGGCGCCGTCGCCCTTTATTGCGCGCCTGCTCGATGGCTGCCGGAGCAATGTATGAGCCTGGCTCTGCGGCTCGACAAGCGCGTCACTATTCAAGTGCCCGCCGCCGGCCAGGATGCCGCCGGCCAGCCGCTTCCATCCGGTTGGGTCAATTTTCTGGCTGACGGGGATGGCAAGGTTTGGGCGGGTATCCGCGATATCAGTGGTCGCGAGTTCGCCGCTGCCGGCGCCACTCAGAACCAGGTGGTATCGACCATCATGATTCGCCACCGCGAAGGCATCGCGGCAAAAATGCGCGTCTTGCACGGCAACCTTATTTACAACATCGAAGCGGTACTGGGCCAGGACGGCCGCACCCTCGCGCTTATGTGTTCGAAAGGAATTGTTTAATGCTCACCATCGATGCCTCGGCCCTGAATGGTCTGGCTGAAAAAGTCCGGGAATACAGCGAGCGCGTGCAGACGGACGTCGCTTTTGCCGGCGCCGCTGCCATGGCCACTGTGATTTACCAAGGTGCACGCGGTAATGCTGCCCGAAATCGCAAAAGCGGCCTGTTGCTGAGCGCCATTTATCGCGTTTATGCGGAAGACCAGTCCAGTACAACGCTGAAAACCTATCACGTCAGCTGGAACAAAAAACGCGCACCGCATGGCTACCAGATCGAATTCGGCAACTCTCGCGCGCCTGCCTATCCGTTCTTGCGGCCGGCAATGGCTTTGGCCGACGAGGCCATCACCGCCGGCAATGATCGCATGGCCGAGCGCCTAGCGGAAACCAAGGGGCCGCAATGACCATCGAAGTGCAAGTGTTCCAGGCGCTGCGCCAACTCGTTGACGGGCGGGCTTATCCGGACCTGGCACCGGCTGGGGCGGCGCGCCCTTACATCGTGTATCAACAGGTGGGAGGCGATGCGGTCAATTTCCTTGACCGGGCCATCTCGTCGAAGCGCAACAGCCGTATGCAGGTGTGCGCCTGGGCCGAGGAACGCATCGAGGCGTCTACATTGATCGAGCAGGCCGAACTGGCGCTGCGCGCCGCCATCGGCCTGCAAGCGATCACGCTGGGCGCGCCCGTCTCGACCTACGACGAAGAAACAGAGCTGCGCGGCGCCAGGCAGGACTTTTCACTCTGGTTTTAACGCCGGACTCATTACTTAAATTTGGCCCTTCATGGGCATCCCCGCCGCTTTACGCGGTTTTTTTTCGTCCATTGAAAGGAATTATCATGGCTGTATCTCTGCCGAATGGCACCACGATGTCGCTCGCGAAAACCTATGGCGCAAGCATCGCTGTCACTGCGGTTAGCAACGCTAAACCTGCTGTTTGCACTACGGCCGCACACGGGCTGCAAGACGGCGACCTGGTAGAAGTCACGTCGAGCTGGTCCAAGTTGAACAACCGCGTCTTCCGTGTCAGCGCTTCGGCGGCCGGCACCTTCGCCCTGGAAGGAACCGACACCACCAATGCGGCGATGTTCCGTCCCGGTGCTGCACGCGTCTCGGTTCGCGAGATCGAAACGCTGGAGCAGATCACGCAGGTGTTGGAAAGCACCTCGAGCGGCGGCGAAATGGGCTTCACCGAAGTCGCCTTCCTGGAAGATGATTTCGCCAGCCAGCTGCCCACGCAGGCCAGCGCTCAGTCGATTGCGCTGAACATCGCGGACGACCCAGCCTTGCCCGGCTACATCGCCATCAAGGCTGCTGCTGAATCGCGCTCGTCGCGCGCACTCGTTGCGGCCCTGCCCAGCGGCTCGCTGATTCTTTACAACACCATCGTGTCGTTGAACGAGACGCCCACCTTCACGAAAAATCAGGTCATGGCCGTGACGGCGACGTTTTCCCTGAAGACGCCGCCAGTGCGCTACGCCGCGCAATAACACGCATTTGCAAGTTCCCACGCCCGCCACCCGGCGGGTTTTCAGCCCGCTCGGTCGCACCTTGTCGGGTCTTTTTATATATGAGAGAAGAAAATGGCAAAGCCAAAATTTAACCTGACCGCATCCCCGACCTTCAAAGAGCCTGTTGCCATTCCCTGCCCGGGCGGAAAAAGCGTGAATGTCGAATTCACGTTCAAGCACCGCACCAAGGAAGAATTCAAGGAATTCATCGACGGCCTGCCGAACCGCGAAGACGTCGACGTCATCATGGACATGGCCAGCGGCTGGGAGCTGGACGAGCCGTTCGACGTGGATCACGTCACGAAGATGAGCGAGAACTACTTGGGCTCGGCGCGCGCCATCATCGAAACCTACATGCGCGAACTGTCGGGCGCCCGCGTAAAAAACTAAAAGCCGTCGCCACGGCGCTTTACGAGCGCGGACCGGATGAGAAAGAGCTGGCCGCGTTCGGCATGACGCTCGACGACGTGGCGGCGGAGCCAGTCGACGTGTGGCCTGAGAACGTGCAGGCATTCCACCTGTTCGGTTTTCTGTCCACCCAGTGGCGCACTTCCATGAGCGGGCCCAGCGGCCTTGATTATGGCGTGCTCTTCCATAAAATGGATCGCATGAGCCTATCCACCGATGAGTATGCGGATCTGGAACTGCAGATCCAGATCATGGAAGAGGCAGCACTTCGAGCTATCCATGCTCCTAAATAGCAACCGACTTACCTGCCACCCATGAGGTGGCACTTTTTATTGGATGGCCATGTCAGAAATTATCGGTAGCGCAACCATTGCGGTGGGCGTGGACTCGACAGCTGCCGAATCTGGCTTTGCAAAGATCGGCGCCGCCGGCACCCGTACGGGCAAGTCGCTCGACAACCTCAGCGGCAAGGCCGGCAAGGGGTTTGGCGATATCGGCAGCGCCGGTGATGCGTCGTCCAAGAAAGTGGAGTCGGCCACCCGCAGCATGATTGGTTCCATCCAGCGCACGATCGCGACGCTGGAATCGGGATCGAAGTCCAGCGCCAAGTATTACGAGACACTGGCCAGCCAGCGCGGCGTGAGCGTCGATGTGCTGAAGCCATACCTGGCGCAGCTCGACTCTGTCGCTGCCAAGCAAAAGCTGGCCGAGAACGCGCTGCGCTCGACCGACCCGGTCATGAAGGAATTCGGCGTTTCGTCCGCGCAAACCACGGCTGCGCTGCGCCAGATGCCAGCACAGCTGACCGACATTTTCACCAGTTTAGCTGGCGGGCAAAATCCTCTGCTGGTACTGATCCAGCAAGGTGGACAGATCAAAGACGCGTTTGGTGGTGTCTCGAACACCGTCAAGATATTAGGTAGCGAAGTGGCGTCCTTCTTCTCGTCGTCGGCTGGCGCCGCTGCAGCTGCGGCGGGTGTTGCGGATCTGGGCGGGGCCTTGGCCAATGTCGCTCAAGAGCATCAGGCGGCCACGGCAGGTATTGAGCAAGTCGGAGCTGCCGCCACTGACCTGGCGGGAGGCGCCAATGCCGCCGCAGAGGCGGTGGCAAATACGAGAATTGCAGTAGGCGGACTTGCGGGTGTAGCTTTGGGGCCAATTGTCGCAGTATTGGCAGCAGTGGTCGCTGTGGCTGCAGGAGTTGCGGCATATTATCAAGGTAGCAAGGAGGCTACCGCATATCGTACAGCGTTGATTATGACCGGCAACGCTGCTGGCACCACTGCCGGGCAGATGGCGGATATGGCGCGCACCATCAGCAAAAGCGTGGGCACTCAAGGTGCTGCTGCCGAGTCGCTGGCGGCACTCGCGGCGACCGGCGTGGTGGCAGCCGAGAACCTGGAGCGATTCGCAACAGTATCGGTGCGCGCGCAGAAGGCTCTTGGCATCAGCGCTGTCGACATGGCAAAGGATTTTGCTGAATTGGGTAAGTCGCCATTGGATGCGCTGGAGTCCCTGAACGAAAAGTATAGATTCCTGACTGCCGCCACCTATAGTCAGGTTAATGCGTTGACGGACCAAGGCAAGACGGCCGAGGCTACGAAAGTGGCTCAAAGCGACTACGCCGATATGATGGAAAATCGCTCGAAGACCATCACGGAATCGCTGGGATACCTGGAGAGGGCCTGGGCGTCGCTGGGCAGTGGTGCCAAGACAGCCTGGGACTACATGCTGAACATCGGGCGGGAAGATACGCTCGATGAGAGATTGAAAGAGGCGGAGGCAGCGCTCAAGCTGGCCAAACAACGGCGTTTTACCTTCGTTGGTGCTGGTGCCGATGGCAAGGCCGACCTGATCGCCGCCGAGAAGAAGGTTGCGCTCCTGCGCGACCAAAAGGATGCAATTGCATCGAATGCGCAGCTGCAGGCGATTGATAGGCAATTGCAAGACAGTTTCAAAGACTGGGCAAAAGAGGGCGACAAGTATTTGGACCGACGAGGCCAAATGACGAAAGAAATAGAAATCAGTCGCAACAAAGGCTTGGAGGCCGGAGCCTCTGAAGAGCAGTTGGCCAAGCGTGCCCTTGATATCCAGAAGAAATATACAGATTTATTCAGCGGAGGCATCGACACGCAAATTGAGGGGATCAAGCAGCGCGGGGCGGTCGAGGACATCGTGGCCGAGCGCTCGATGGCGACGCTGGTGGCGAACCGTGACGCCGGGCTGGCGACCAGTCTGTCGGCTCAGATCGAGTTCTCCCAGGCTGTGGCTGATTTGGATATCAAGGCTTTCAATCGACACAAGGCTCAGCTGCTGGAAGAGCTGGCTCTGACCAAGGGCAAGCCCAATAGCGAAAAAGAGCAGGCTTCGCTGCGAGGGCAGGCCGCGCTGATCGACGCGCAAATTGCGAGTCGCCGCCGCGCGGCGACCAACGAGCAATTCGTGCTCGACGTCAAGGCCACGCGCGCGGCGGCCAGTGACTATGCGGACCTGCTGGAAAAACGCGAGGCCGATGTTGATGCGATTAAAAAACAGGTCCTCGAGCAAACGAATGCCAATAACCTGATCGGGAAAAGCAAAAAGCAAATCGCTGACTTTAATGCCGTCCAGCAGGAAGAGGTTGCTACGCGTAAAGAGGTGGATGCTGCCATTCTGGCCACCATTCCTGGACGGGAAAAGGAAGCGGAGCTGTTGCGTTCCCAGGCCGCCGAGATTCGCAATCTTACCGCAGCGCAGCGCGAAGGTGCGCAAAAGTCAATTGACTTTGAGGCGAACAAGGCGATGTTGGAGAGCCTTGACCGCACTGCGCACGACACCTTCGTGTCGATCTTCGACTCGGGCAAGTCGGCGTTCGACCGCCTGCGCGACACCCTGAAAAACGGCTTGCTGGACCTGTTGTACCAGATGACCATCAGGAAATGGGTACTGAACATCGGTGCATCGGTGTCCGGATCCGGAGCCGCCGGCTTGGCTTCAGCCGATGGCCTGGGCCTGACTGGTGGCGCTGCGGGTGGCGGCCTGGGTGGCGTTGCCGGCTTGGCGCAGAGCGCCAAAACGGCCTACACCATCGCCACACAGGGATTTTCCGGCGTAGCCGCCGGGATCGGCGGCAGCATTGCTACCCTGGGAAATCTCTTTGGCTCATCGGCGGTTTCTGCGTTCGGTACGGGCATGAGTCTGACCGCTGCGCAGGCCAGCACTGCTGCTGCGGCCTATGGTTCGGCGGGTATGGCAGGTACCGGCTCGGCGCTGACTGCCGGTGCAGCGGCTGGGCCGCTGGTTGCTGCGGCTGCAGGCATTGCCGCGGGCGTGCTGGGTGGGCGAGCAATTTCTGGCCAGTACGGCAGTAACGCGACGGTGAATGCCGGTACCGGTATTGGCGCCGTCGCTGGTGCATTTATGGGCGGCCCTATCGGCGCGGCCATTGGTGGCGCCATCGGTGGCGTGATCGGTGGCCTGGCAAACCGCGCCTTCGGCATGGGCGACAAGAAGTATGGGGAAACGGGTATCACCGGGACGCTGTCGGGCAGCGGATTCACTGGCAACGAGTATGCCAATTGGACGCAAAAAGGCGGCTGGTTCCGCAGCGACAAGAAAGACACGGACCGCAAAGCCGTCGACGCTACGACGTCCAATGCGTTTGTGGAAGCATACGCCGCCATCCGTAATGTCTCTGCCACGCTGGCTAATACGCTTGGCGTTGACACGGCCAGCCTGGCCACGCGCGCCCAGGCGCTCAATATCAACCTGACCGGCCTCACCACGGAAGCGGACAGGCTGGGCGCCGTCACCAAGTTTTTTGAGGGTGTGGGCAATGCGATTGCGCTGGAACTGGTCCCGAGTCTCGGCCAGTTCAAGGTCGGCAATGAAGAACTGAGCACGACTCTGCAGCGCGTAGCAGGGGATTACGCCGGCGTCGACGCAGCACTGCAGCTGATCGGCCGCACGTCGCAAGATGCCTTCGGCGCCGTGGGCGTGGCCACCATTGGCGCGCGCGAGAACCTGATCAAGTTGGCAGGCAGCCTGGACTCGCTCACCAGCGGGACCAGCTTCTTTGCTGAAAACTTCCTGACGGAGGCGGAGCAGATGGCGCCGGTGCTGTCGACCGTGGCCGATACGCTGGGCAAGCTGGGCATGGCCGGCACCACGACCATGGAGGATTACAAGAAGAAGGTGCTGGGCCTGAATCTGGCCAGCGCGGCGGATCAAGAGTTGTACATCAAGCTGCTTGCCCTGGCGCCGGCATTCAAGGCCGCCAGCGACTACAGCAATCAACTGGCCGCCGCGACCGGCAACTATGCCGCCGTGGTCAAGTCGGCCAGCGAGATCGCCAGCGAGAGCGCGGACCTGCAGAAGCAACTGAACGAATTGACCAAAAGCGAAACGGAACTGCTGGCCATCCAGCGCTCCAGCATCGCCGCCGTCAACCGTGCGCTCTTCGACCAGGTGCAGGCAGCCAAGGCCGTGGTATCGGCCAAGGACGCGCTGGGCAAGGCTTACGACAAAGAGGCGGCAGCGGCCCAGACGGCGCTGGATAAATCGAAGTCGTGGGTGTCCACACTCAACGGCCTGAACGCCAGCATGGCCCTGGGCAGCCAGTCCATCCTGACGCCAGAGCAGAAATATGCCGAGGCGCGGGCCCAGTTCGAGAAAACCCTGGCGGCGGCCAATGCCGGCGACACGACGGCGCAGTCCGGGTTGTCGG